AAGTTGTTTGTCAAGCCCATTACGTAGTTAGGAACTACCATAAGGTCACCGAAGTCTGACATGTAGATATCTACTGACTGACGAAGCTTGCCTGATGCATCAATGTTACGCTGTACACCTGTATCACCAACCATCAGGTCAGAGAAGTCACGACGTAGCTTTGGTGAAAGCATAATCTTTGTTGCCTTACCACCCTGTTCGTAAATCTTCTGCATAACACTATCAATGTTAGTCAATGCAAGTGGATCACGATCTGGTGCAGTTGTTGAACCAGCAATGGTTGAACGTGCAACAGCTGTACCGTCTGCATCTGTACCTGCACCTGTTGTTGCAGCAGATGGTGCTCCAAATTCACCAACATAGTCAACAGTTGTTGCTGAGTTGATAAATGACTGGTATCCACCAGCGGCACGTGCATTTGCATTCTGTACGCCAACAGCGCCTGATGTGTTCATTGAGTGAATCATATCAAACTCAACATCACGACGTAGTTCTGTACCACGCTTCTTTAGCTGATAAGCATACTCATCTGCTACGCCAGCCTGATCGACTGCACGACGTGTTCCTGATACTGCAATTGTCTTACCGTTGATCTGAGTATAGTTACCCAAACGTGTGCGGTTAGGACCAGATACTGCAAACTTAGAACCAGTTGCTGGAGTTGCGCCTGTACCACCTGAACCATCAGCTGTTGGTGCAATGTAGTCTGTGCCTTCGCCAACCCGTGAGTTGCCTGGAGCCTCTAGTGTGTCTGTCTGCCATTCGTGATAAATAGCAGTTGCCTTTGCTTTCCCAATAGATGAGATAAAAGGAGTCTCGTCACGAGTAATCATCGTGATAAAGTTAGCAAGATCTTCCCGCTGAGAAACATCTTTGCCTGTACCGCGTGCTGGTCCCTGTGGGCCACCAGTTCCGCGTACGCCTAAATTATTAGCCATTTTAAATTATACCTCCGAGGTATTAAATGTTTGATAATGAGCGTTCTGCAAGTCCTCTTAAGAAATCCATTTGATCTTCACTGCTAGCGTCATCACTAAATGCTCTTTCTCTTACCCGTGACTTGGCATCAATTTCTTTTTGATTTCTAGTCTTTGCTTTACGAATAGGAGCTTTCTTTACATTAGTAATTTTACGCTTTGCCGCGCCTTTGCTAACACCTTGTTTTAAACGTCTGTAATCATCAACAAATTTTACAATAGCAGGGTCTGCAATCGTATCTAATATCTCTGCTGAAATACCTTCTTCGATAGCAAATTCTCTAATTGACATTGCAACTCCTTCATCGAAGTCGGGTATCATAGTAGGAATTGATTCGTTAAAATAATTTAACTGCTCTTCCCATGCTTTATTTTGTTGTTCTTCCGTTTGTTTTTGAACTGTTTCTACGATCTTTTCGCGTTGATTTCGCGAATCCCAGTACTTCTTTTGTACCTGTTCACGCTTATCTTTTAGTTCATTAACTTCATAAGTGTCACCATCATCACGAGCTACTTGAATAGCCTTTTCAATTTCATGGTATTCTTTAGAGTACTGCTGTTCTGAAGTATACAGAACTGCAGCTGAAGCTTGAGCCATAGTACTAATCTCTTCGATCTTACTATTATACTCATCGTCCATTTGTTTTCTTGCATCACCAAGTTCACGACCCTTGTTAGAGAGATGTTGTTCAGTAGAGTAACCTTTAATAAGGTCACTAAAGGAAACTGCAGTTTCTTCGCCATCAATTTTAACGAGTACTTGTGCATCCAAGTCAAGATCATCAGTAGTGTACACATCGGCTTCTTGGGTAGACGTATCATCCTCATCCGCTGTTTCTTCTTCTTCAATCTCACCTTCTTCTTCATCATCAACGTTATCGGCTTCTTCTGATTCGTTTGGGTCTTCATAATCAGAGTCTTCCGCGTCTAACTGTGGAACTTGCTCATCGGGTAGAGTATCAACGAAATCAGAGTTTCGTATGATGTCAGCCAGCAAAGCCTCTTCAGTTTGACTATTGTCCATTGCATTAGAATCATCCATAGGGGTAGAGTCTGTATTTGCTTCAGGATTATTCATTGTTAATTACCTCCCTTTTTAATAGGAGCTGTTTTTGTTTCAGGTTTAGCTAATCTTGCAGTATAACGATCTTTAAGTGCGTGCATATTAAACAGTACAGGTGCATTAAGCTTAGCCTTACCGCCGCTACGCATCGAGTCATACTCAAGTGTATCAATCATTGTTTCATAATTTTTAATTAGCTGTTCGTAATCAATTATTCTTTTCGCCATTGTCGTCCTCCATCAGGTGTGGGATATTCTTCCCGTACATCTCAAAGTTTGTCATTTTCTCTTTGACACTTCCTAGTGCCATAGCAGAAGAGTAGAGAAACTCTCGTGTTTTAGTTTCGTGAGGTTCTGTTTTTAACCACTCAACAAAGTAGTCTACTAGAACTTCACCGTATACTTCATCAAAAAACTCATCCCGTTCTTTAGCGGCGAAGTGACCCTTTACATGAGCCCTTCGCGCTAATTCTTCAGGATGAATCTTATGATTACCGTATGATTTTTCGTTACCCAGCTTCGCCTCAGCTGTCTTACGATACTTGTCCATTGTTACATGTTTCCTTCTTCAGCCTTTGGAGGCATCGGTTTTTGTTCTGGTGGCATAATTATCTGTCTAGCCATCATAAGTATTTGATCATAGCTAGGGTGTTCAGGTAATTCTGCACCATCTTTAACAGATTTAACAGTAAGCTCAGCCCACTCTTGGAAGTGCTTATCAATAGATACAGCAAGCTGTCTTGAGTTATCATCCATTGTATTTTTACTTTGTGCATCTGTAAATCTAACATTTGCTTCTGCAAGTGAAGTATCAGCTTCTCTTTTACGCTGTTCAATTTCTTGTTGC